CCATGCATGCATGAATCGCGCCCGATTGAATCGCGGAGAATCCGCCGCGAGCGCATCACACAGCGTGCTCATAGCCCGCCCATAGGCCGCCGCTACGTGTACCCTATGCTCCCCCTTCGTTCCGCGCCGTGCGGAAGCTTCGGCCTCGCCCATCGCGCGTGCCAAGAGCTCATAGTGTTGTCGTGTCATGCTCATGATTACCCCCCAAGCTATGGGGGGCGGGTACTACCCCGCCCCCCTTGTACCCGCTAGGCGCGGGCTACCGTTATGCTACGGGCGGCATCGCGCCCGCCCTTTACGCCCTCGGCGAAGCTACCCGCTAGGGCGTAGCGCCCCGCATCGCCCCCAGTTAGCACGCCCTCGGCGGCGGTCATCATCGCCCCCGTAGCGCGGGCGAAGCTTGCGACCTCCCCCGTCGAGCTTGCGGCCTCGAGCAGCTTAGCCGCCCGATAGCCCATCGCGTAGCCGAGCTGGTAGGCCTCGGCCTCGGTGTATTCCCTCACAGGATACCCCCTTAGTTTATCGGCGGGGGTGTGAGCTATTGCCCACACTGGCCGCCTATGCATACCCTAGGGGGTAGCTCGCCCCTTGCATAGGGGGTGTTGCAGCTTTATTAGTGTAAGATTTCTCAACAATGGTAACAATAGCAAATAGAACATATGTTTATAGGGCTAGGAGCGACGGAGCGGGGCGATAATGGGCGGGGGGTAGTCTATACACCCGCTCGAAGCTATCGGGGCGCTACGTGTCGCGTATAGGCCACTACGGGGCATGGCCTAGCTTGGGGGTATGGGGTAGGCCAGCTAGGGGGTATCGCCCCAGCTCGCCCCCCTCCCCCCTCGACAAGGCCACTTGTCGCCCATCGACAAGGTCACTTGTCGTAGGTTGGCACGATTTATGTCACCCCCCCTCCCCCCGTAGCATGTCTGAAGGGGGCGGCTCTTAGTGAAGGAATACCCAACCCCGCAATGAACACCCCTTCTGATAAGGCCACCCCCATTTTGCCTAGGGTTTCACCCCATTTTGTTAACGCAACCCTGTTAAGTTGTGCTCAACAGCCTCCCTCATAAAGATTAAGACATCTTAATGATGTTATTTTTGACAAAACACCCCCGTTTTTCTGGTTATATGGGGGAGACACAGAGGGGGCAACGAACTCACCCTCCACAAGATTGGTCTCTCACACAATAAGAGTTCGCTCTGGCCGCTAGGCCAGATTAAGAATGGGGAAACCCAAGGAGTTTTAAAATGCCAAAGGGCAAGATGCTCATGGGGAAGACCCCAAAGCCAGTACCAGGCGGCCGCGGCCGTGGCCGTGGTCCTATCGTTGGTAAGCCAGTGAAGCCAAAGCCGATGGGTATGGCTAATCCAGGAAAGGTCACGCTTCCTAAGCGTGGTCCTGGAGTCGGCAAGCCAAAGCCAGTACAGCCATCCCCACGTGGTGGTGGATTTACGAACGGCAGCAACGACCGTAACAAGAAGGCAACGGCAAAGCCAGCGCCACGACGCCCAGGAAACGCAACACCAAAGGGTCGTGGCGCTTCTTCGCAACTGCTCTCTAATGGTGTTGGCGGAACCAGGTTTCCATCGGGGATGGACTGGGCGGGATCTCCAACCAGACCACAACTTGATAAGATGTCACCAACTGGGACAACTACAAACACACTAGATTGGACAGAACGGAAGCGTCAGGACCTCTATCGTGGCGCAGAACTAGCAAATGCTGGTCGAGCATATGCCAAGAACGTTGGTTCTGAAATCAAGCGAAAGCAGAACGTAGACGCACTACGTACCAACAAGAATTTTGGACCAGGGTACAAGCGCGGCGGTAAGTAATAGTTACAATGCCACCGATTCAGAGGGGGTCGAATGTCCAAGGCAGTTATGCAATACGTCAATCGCTGCAAGGACATCCTCGGACTGGGGCATTGGACAGTCACGGTAGGAGCTGGTGCTCCGCCTGACGATTCCTGGGCTGACGTAGAAGTCAGCACGAACCTGTATAACGCTACCATCCGCTTCTCCCCAGATCTCTGGAAGCAGAAGAAGGACGAGATCCGACGGGTGGTAGCGCACGAACTGATCCACCTACACCAGGCAGGGGTGGAGCGCCTCGTTGAGGCGTTGGAGGAGTCGCTGGGATCAGCGGCCCATAGCATCCTCAGCCACGTATGGGATGTTGAAACGGAGCGAGCGGCTGACTCGCTTTCGGTACCTTTGGCTCGGTTACTACCGATGCCGAGCATAGGAGAAGAGTAATATGGCTGCAAAGAAGTTTGATCCAAAGAAAGATCTTCGAGAGCGAGTATCCGCATCAGAAAAGGTTGCACGACGAGATGCTGGAGTATGGTATCCAGATAGTGGCGGAGTAAAGCGTGTCAAGATTAATGCAGGAGAATATGTTCCCCTTCTTAGAAACGTCACAGGCGTTGTAAAAGAAGTTAAGAGGACTGGTAAACAGGGAGATTTTGACCTACAGGGAGCACTTAAGAATACATTCAAGGGCAAGAACTACGGCGGTGCTGACTGGTGGAATCGATCAATCTCAGTCAAGGCGGGGACCGTTGCTGGACCAAAGACTGCACGAAACAATACTGATCTGGCTAAGGCTCAAGAAAAGAACGCAGTTCGTGACCGAGCAATTAAGAAGACCCAACGAAAGGGTGGCTACTAATGCCATTGAAGAAGGGTTCATCGCAGAAGACGATCTCTGCGAACATTCGCATGGAGATGCACAAGGGTTATCCTCAGAAGCAGGCCATTGCGATGGCACTGCGTTCTGCTGGGAAGAACAAGCCAATGAGCGAATCGCCAAAGAAGGTCGTCAAGACCCATACGCGCAGCAAGGTTATTGTGAAGCTTGGCGTGGCTAAGGACCAGATGGGCATGAACAAGAAGGCCGATCCTAGGCCAGCAGGGGATAAGATGGACCCTAAGGCAAAGGGAAAGATTGTTGTAAAGATGGGCGTTCCTAAGGACCAGAAGGGTCTTAGCAAGAAGGCTCAGAAGAAGCACGAGAAGGCTGAATCGCCTGCTAAGAAGAAGGCTGAGATCAAGAAGTACGGGACGAGCAAGTAATGCCAGCCAAGCCAGGTCTCTACGCAAACATCCACGCTAAGCAGAAGCGGATCGCCGCTGGTTCTGGCGAGAAGATGCGCAAGGTCGGGAGCAAGGGCGCCCCGAGCGCCAAGGACTTCAGGGACTCTGCCAAGACAGCAAAGAAGAAGAAGTAATGTCTGCATCATCTAAGCACTATCTTCCTAATGGAAAAGAGTACAAGGGCGCCGTCCACAAGATGAACGGCCAGATCCACACGGGCGCCAAGCACACCGCCGCAAGCAAGGTTGTCAAGAGCACCAAGCCCAAGGGAAAGTAATCCTTGTCTAAGTTCACCTCAACCAAGGTAATCAACAGCCGCTGGCGAAACAATGATTTCGTCGGCGAAGCTGGTTCTACCCACACGTTCCCAGATGCGTTCCATGAAGAGTTCCTTGTGGACTGGGCGTTGCAGATTGCCGATGGTTCGATTGTCATTACCGAAACCCCGACAACGGGGAACATCCAGGTATCTGCGCTTACCGTTGGGAACATTGTCCTCACTGGTACGGCCACTGGAAACTTCGGTGCTAGCAGTGCAGCAATCATTGGTACATCGCCAATTAGCGTTGCAACTTCCTCTAGCACTTCAACCATTAGCCTTAATGCAAACTACTCTACAACGAGCCACCTCCATACTGGAACCTACCAACCTTTTGGGACGTACATCACCGCCGTTAATGGCACGGCACCGATTGCTGCTTCGACAGACTCCGCTGGAATCTCTACTGTATCCCTGACGGCATCATATGCCACCTCCACCCACAACCACGCTGGAGTGTACCTCTCGTCTATTACTGGTACCTCTCCAATTGTTGCATCGGCGGACACTACTGGCGCAGCAACGGTAAGCGTATCCACTGGTACGACGTCTGCTACGGTTGCCGTCGGTAGTCACCTCCACGGTGGTATATACCAGCCATCTGGAACCTACATCACGGCAGTCAATGGCACAGCACCTATTGCCGCCTCAACGGATACTGCTGGTGTGGCAACTGTAAGCATTTCAACTGGAACCACCTCCGCTACGGTCTCTCTTGGAAATCACACCCACGTTGATTTTGCAACGCTAACTGGAACAGAGACACTTACCAACAAAACATTGACTGCCCCAAAACTCAATAGGGCGCTTATTGGAACTTCACCTAAAACTGATTCAGCAAGCCTCACACTCACCAATACGTCTGATTATGTCCAGTATATTACTGGAACTACAGCAAATATTCTTATGCCAGACGTTACAACTGTTCCGCTATATGCACAGTTTATTCTTATTAATGATTATTCTGCAACAATTAACGTTTTGACGTCTGATACTTTATCAAATTTTGCACAATTACAGACTGGTCAAACACTTATCGTAACAGCAGTAAATACTACTTCAAACGTATTCACATCGTGGTCATATAGGTATGGATTAAACAACGGATTAACTGGTAGTGGTTCTACCGTCCTAGCCTCTGCACCATCTATAAGCAACGCATCCATTAGTAGCCTAACTCTCTCGGGAACAACAGTTATTGGTGGTGGAGTTCGATTTAGCTTTACATCGATTACATCTGCTGGGACAACAACAACACTTACCTCATCAAGCAACTCTAACTACAGAATTACAGGAACATCCACACAAACAATTAAACTTCCATCATCATATACTGCTGGACATACGTTCCAAATCCATAACGAAAGTACTGGCACAGTAACGGTAACCTCATCAGATAACAGCGTTATTACGACACTCGTTACTGGTCAGATGCTGATCGTCGTTGGCAATACATCAAACGGAACAACCGCAGCATCATGGAATAAATATGCATTGCAGCAAAGCAATGAGGGAATCCTCCTTGCGAGCACCGCATTGACGATTACCACGACTTCCCAGGCATCTGCACCAACTACAGCAAATACGCAACTTATCTCATGGACAAGTGCAACAAAGGCGAACACCGATATGTGGTCATCTGGCGGAAGCATTACGCTTCCAAATGCTGGTCTATACCAGTATTCATTTGGTTCTCGATTTGGTACTAGCACAGCATATAACATGGGCGTCTACGCATTCCAGGGATCAACTCTTGTGCACCATGTTACAAAAGATGCCTCAACCCTTGGCACACTAGATAATATCGAGATGAACGGTATCATTTCTGCTGCTGCAGGGGATACGTTCTCTATCCGAGTTGCAGCAACTGCTGCAAGCAAAAGTCTTTCTGCAAACACGTTCCTTGGCGTAGCATGGATGGGTAATCACTAATGTGGAATATGGTATGCACTACTGAGGGCTGTGAGGCAAAGGGTCTTGTGTATCCAACGGATGCGCCAGAAATCCGTTGCGGATCATGTCTTACTACCTATACAAAGAATGACTGATCTGGCGCCAGTCCTCACGGGCTGCCACGTCTGCCGAAGTCCTCTGGTTGAGGCAATCAACAAGAAGATGCGTGACGGGATGTCCGATGTGCAGCTTTCCAAGTGGCTTGCAGACGCTGGCCACTACATTTCCCGTATCACTCTTGGAAAGCACAAGCGTGATCACCTTACGGAAGACCACGAGCACAAGCGAATCTCCGCAGTAAAGCACCTACAGAAGCAGAAGAGGACGATCAAGGCGACGGGCGACCTAGCAATGCTGGTACGGGACTACGTACACAGCGCGGTTCAGGAAGGGGATTTGACCCCAACGCTTGCAGAAGGCCTCCGCGCACAAGAAATGATTGACCGACGCCAGGAAAAGGGTGCAGACCGAGAGGTTGCGCTGCAACTTGCTGGCATCTTGGGCGGCGGAGCCACCTATCAGATCATTGAGGCAACAGAAATCAAGCCATTAGGGGTCGGGGAATCGGAGTCATGATTGCGATCCGCAGCCTTATTGGGAATTCTACTTGCACTAAGCCTTGTTCTTCCAAGAATTGCGCGTGCAAACCAGCAAGAAGTCTGGTGCGGGGATTGGAATCCCTACACGGAAGAGTTTCAAATCTGGGGACCACTCTGGTGGGACGACCAGCCATGGGAAAACCTATGGGGCGAACTCTGCTTACCAAATCGACCATGGGATCCAATTCCTTGGGAACCGAACCCAACGCCGAGCGCGAGTGTGGAGCCTAGCCTTGAGCCGACGACAGAGCCTACACCCAGCCCGACGCCTGAGCCGACGCCAGAGCCAACACCAGAGCCGACTCCGACTCCGACTGAAGAGCCGACGCCAAGCCCAGAGCCAACTCCGACTGAAACTCCGATCCCTTCAGAAAGCCCTTCGGTAGCTCCTAGTGAGCAATTATCGCCAACTCCAACGAGAACTCCAAATCCTAGTCCAGAACAAAGCCCAACGGAGACTCCAAGCGCGACGCCAAGTGAAAGCATCCCTGGAAGTCTTGAGCCAATTCCAAACCCTAGCGTGGCTCCTGAAGGGCCAGCGAGTTCAGTAGCGGAAGCCGTTGGAGAAGCAGTCGCAGCAATCTCGGAAAGCATTGGGGAAGCAGTTACTGCGGTAACTACCCTAGGAAAAGATCTCTCGGTCGAGGAGAAGAAGCAAGCGCAACCAATAGCGGTGGCAATCATTGTCAGCCAGGTAGCGCAAGCAGCAGCAGCGGCAGCATCAGCCGCATCCTTGAATAGCGGGAGGAATAAGAAATGATTACACGCATTATTAATGACATCGTAGGTGGATCGTGGACCATTCTTGGCCTACTTTTTGCAGTAGTCGTTCTACCAGAAGGATCAACACACGATACAATGTCAACCATTTTTCTTGGGCTAACGCTAGTATGGTTCCTAACTGGACCACTTCGATGGAAGGATAACTAATGCAGTATCGGGTCAAGTCGCAACTCTATGCAGACGCTGAGGCACAACTTAAGGGAACTAATCAAGTTCTCGATGATTGCACATGGTCATCCTGTGCTGCCGCAGTTTCTTGGGCCTCTGGCTACACAGTGGATTATACCGCTTCCCAGGGGGTTGCTGCGTTTGAGAAGGCGACGGGCCGCAAGGATAAGCAGGGTGTTAGCGATGCTGGCGGATCTCTTGCCGAGGCAATCAAGACTATTGCAGTTCTTGGTGGAAAAGCTCGCTATGCGAAGTCCTGGGATGATGCTGTTACCGCAGCAAAGAGCGGAGCTGCACTTATGGTGTGGGTACAGCAGCCAATTGGCTATCCAGAAATTAAAATTAGTGCATGGCATGACCGATGGAAGAAGTGGTGGACAAAAACTAATCCAGCACACCTAAAGGATGGTTACGGCCATATGACCTCTGCTGGGTGGTGCGACGACCACGGTTGGCAGTGGGCATGCCCAACTCGAGACGAGAAGATCTCTACTGAGAAATTTGGCGTGCTGGTAACAGAGGCACAGCTTAAGCAGATTGCTAACAGCAAGGTCAGGGCTGGCAAAGTTTCCGTTGACTATAAGTGCCTACTAATTGTGACGCATCCAGGAAGGGTTGCTGCTCCAGCGCCAGTCGTTGCGCCAGCAGTTACCACAATCAACGTAGAGGCACCAAGGAAGCCCGTAGAGGCTCCAAAAGTAGAATCTGGTACTAAGACACCATCTGAGTTGGATAGTGCGGTAAAAGCCCTGGAAAAGGTCGACTGGGCATCAATCGGAGCAAAGGGTCTGGCTCTGGCAGGAAGCGCGGCTGAAGCCGCAAAAAAGGAGAAGACCGTTATGGGTAAGATTGGCGCATGGCTAAAGTATGTAGCTGATAACAGCAAGATTGACGAGATGTTGCTCGATGCAGTTCGAACGTTCCTCACCGTGTCAATTTCAGTCGCACTCGGTTTGGGAATCCCGCTCCTGGATATCAGCGGAGGAGATTTCCGCACGGTGCTTTCTGCTGGACTTGCCTCTGCTCTTGGAGTGGTTGTAAAGTTCCTTGATCCAAATAATTCTTCCTACGGCGTGCAAAAGAAAGATTAATGTCCAGCAGATGGGTCTATGTCGGTGGGACATTTGACCTCTTCCACGCAGGACACATCAATTTCCTCAGCCTGTGCGCTGAGTACGGCAAGGTTGTTGTTGCACTAAACACGGATGAGTTTGCTGCTCGATATAAGCGCAGACCAATTCTTTCTTTGACAGAGCGATATGATGCTGTTGAAGCCTGTAGGTTTGTGGACAAAGTTGTTGTTAACATCGGCAACGAAGATAGTTGGCTTACAATCAACACGATGCCCATTGATTGCCAGGTTAAGTACATTGCCCATGGTGATGATTGGACTGGCGAGAGTCTCCTAACACAGCTCAACATCAGCCAAGCGTGGCTAGACAACAAAGGCATCGAGATGCTGTACATTCCATATACCGCTGGAATCTCCACCAGTGACATCATAGGGAGAATCAATGGCGAGCATCACCATAGTGGTAACTGCTCATGCGGACTCGGAGAACCTTGTTCGTATCCTGGACGAATTGGGGAAGCAAACGCAGAAGCCCGATGAGATCATTGCCCTCTGCTCTGAGATTAATCTTGATGGTATTTGGCAACGTTTTCCGTGGGTTCGGTTCTACGAAGAGCCAAACCTCAACGACTGGGGTCACGGAAAAAGGGCCAAGGGGCTTGACCTGGCGACATCTGAATACGTCGCATGGTTCAACCACGACGACTCCTACGAACAGGGATTCATTGAAGAGATGATGAAACTTGCACATGGTGCAGTTGATGTGATATACTGCGGCTGGAACAAGATTCCAACCCCATCCTTTGCCTTGGAGCAATCCACTTCTGGCAACTACATTGCCAAGACTACCTATGCTCGTCAGGCTGGCTATACAGATCGCCATTACGAAGCAGATGGAACCTTTATCAATAGACTTGCCGCACTTAGCGGAAAGATTGAATTCCTTCCAAAAGTCCTGTATTTCCACAATGAGGTGAAGTAATGCCAAAGAGTGCTGCATGGCAACGCAAAGAGGGAAAGAGCGCAACTGGTGGCTTGAACGCCAAGGGACGCGCCTCCTATAAGGCACAGACTGGTGGAACATTGAAGGCCCCAGTCAAGAGCGGAGATAATCCGCGACGAGCTTCATTCCTCGCCCGCATGGGTGGTATGCCTGGTCCAGAGCGTGACGCGAAGGGTCAACCGACACGCTTACTCCTTAGCCTTCAGGCTTGGGGTGCCAGCAGCAAGACGGATGCCAGTGCAAAGGCAGCCGCGATCAGTAAGCGCAATAAGGCTTGAAGCAACTAGCCAATGAAGTTGCGGTCGATCTGGCTCGTGGTCGCTCTGACATCGAGTTCTTTGCTCGCAGGTGGCTTGGCATCGAGGGAAATCCTGGCCAGGTTGCATGGTGGAAAGCCTGTTCTAAGCGTGATGAATCTGGATATCGACCGAAATACATCACAACCGTCGTATCCGCTGGCAACCGTGCGGGCAAAACGATGGCAATGGCGGTGGTCTGTTTCCACCACGCCCTGTACAAACTGGGACTTCCTAACCCGAAATATGGTGACTCCCAGTCCCATCTCGAATGGCTAGACTCACCGTATGATTGGTTTCATATTGGCATTCAGCAGGAGACTGCTGAGCTAGTCTTCCGAGAAATTGAGACCATTCTTACTGGACAGCATCCTGCGCAAAAAGGTCGTGGCTGCCCAATGGCTACAGAACTTGGCAAGATCGTAGAAACCACCAAGAAGTATCGTGGTGAGTATCCGTGGATCAAGTTTAACCCCATTGTTGGTGGGGCAAGTATCCACTTCCGAACGACCCAGGATCGAGCAAAGGCCCTTCTTGGCAAGGATATGAATGGCATCTCCTTTGACGAAGCGGCATTTGAACCCCATTTGCTCATGATCTATCAAGAAGTGCTAAACTTACGACGACTCTCCACTGGTGGGCCACTACACTTCATCGGAACACCAACTGAGGGATTCAACGAATATGCAGATCTGTGGGAAAAGGGTAACCCAGAGAATCCAGCACGCGACGACAAGTTTATCTCATTCCGACTATCTACTCGTGATAACATCGGATATGGACTGACTCAACAGAACTTTGATGACGTTGTTCGGCAGCAAGCCGAGTATCTGATCCCACAGAACATTGACGGATTCTTTATTGAGGCTAGGGATGCATTCTTCTGGTCCCAGTCCATTCAAGCAGTATTTAAATCAGGAGTCGAAGAGTTAGGCCCGACACGTCACCATAAGTATGTCCAGGGTGTAGACCCAGGAATTTCACATGACGCAACGTGGGCGATCACACTCGACATTACTGAAAGAAAACTCCTTCGCGGCACGCGGATTAGAAAGCGTGGCGGCAAGCAGAGTATCACTGCCGTCGTGAACATGGTCCGCGAAGGACATCTCCTCTACCAGCAAGACGGTGCGTACTGCACCACCATTGTCGATTCCACAGGACTTGGTGGACGATTATTTCAACAGGAGTTTAGCATCATCAAGCCGCTCCGAGGATTTGACTTCGGTGGCACAAAGGCGAAGAAGGTGGAACTCCTTAATGACTTGAAGGCGGTCCTAGACAAGGGACAAATCGAACTGCCAACTGGCGGTGCGTGGGATGAGATGCGAAGGCAACTCCTCACCTACAAATTAGACGATAAGAAGCTGGAGCAGGATGCAGTGATGGCACTGGCCATTGCTGTGCGACATGCTTTACGAAACCCAGAGAAGCCCGTGAACGATCCAGTGTTCACATATTTTGGAGTGAGTGACTGATGGCTGACAAGGTACGAAAGATCCCTGGAGCGTTCGAGGGAACGCGAGCGATTCCAGCACAGTATACAACTGATCCTGATATCGCTACGCCTGAGCAGATCGCCTCTATTGGTGCTGCTACAGAAAAGGCTCGCAGGCTTGCTAAGGGTCAGCGTATTGTTGCATCTGCTGCTGGTGGTGCGCCGATTGCTACGGCACCAGTATTCACTAATATCACTGTTAACAAGCAAGGTTCAGTTAGGGGACAAGTTAACCGACCAGTTTCTGGTGGTGCTGGCATTGGCATCAACGACCCATCTATTACAGCACGAAATCGCGCCTCTTCGCGCATTAAGCCAAACTTTGAAAAACTTACTCTTGGTGAACAGGCATCTGTCAAGATGTCCGAGGCCTCACTTACTGGACAAGGAATTGATCCAACTAAGAATGAAGAGCATTTGCTTCTTCAGGAGATCCTTGGTCGAAAGCAGCTGGTTGAGCCAGAGCAGAACCGACTCCGCTCGCTCTTCCGCCGCATGGACAACCTTTACCACCCAGAGACAATTACCCTTGGTGGTGCCGACCACTGGGCAGGTGACCCAAGCGCACGGCTTGCTGGTCGAGCACACGTCTCGGTCAACATCCACCACGCCTATGTCCAGATCCCAGCCTCCATTCAGGCTGTGCGACCAGTCATCAACTACGTTCCAACTGGCTCAACCGCAGAAGACCGAAAAGCCGCGCAGATGCGCGAGCAACTCTACTTCCGCTGGTGGGATGCCAACGAGATGGATCTGCTTCATGAGCATGCTGCCCTTCTCAAGGAACTCTACGGCCATACAGCAGCCAAGGTGTACTGGGATCCAGTTGCGGAAATTCCAAAGGTTACCGTTATTGAGCGACCAGAGAACCTCTACCTTGGGTTTGGCGATAGCGACTTCCATCGCCTGGACTGGGCACTCTACTGCTACGGCATGTCCCCACAGTCAGTCCAAGAGGACTACGGAGTGGATGTCATCCCTGTCAAGCAGGGCGACAAGTATTTCCCATATACTACCCGTGGTACACACGACGATCCAATTGGCAACGTATGGTCAAACACGTTTGAGCGCAATCCGCTTCGCCGCGAGACTGCCTACGAGCAGATGCAGGTCGAGGTCTACGACTACTGGTACAAGGTGCCAACCAAGCCAGGCAAGGCTCCGCTTGTGTATAACGCCATCTTTGTCGGCAACTCGCTAGTAAAGAATGAATCGCATCCTGAGTATCAGGGTCAGATCCCGTATGTTCACCTGCCAAACGGCAAGATCCCTGGT